ACCTTGTGGCTGACCTTGTGGCTGACCTTGTGGCTGACCTTGTGGCTGACCTTGTGGCTGACCTTGTGGCTGACCTTGTGGCTGACCTTGTGGTTGAACCTGTGGCTGACCTTGTGGTTGACCTTGAACTTGAACAGGTGATTGAGCATCAACTTGAACTTGTGGCTGTCCTTGTAAAGGAGCCTGAGCTTGTGCTTGAACAGGTGCTTGAACAGGTGCTTGTGCCTGAGCTTGAACAGGTGCTTGTGCCTGTCCTTGTGGCTGTCCACCAAATAAAGCAGATGGATCTATTTTATCGATGTTTAATCCTTGTTGAAGAACGTGTTTTGTAATTTCTTCAGCTAATTGAACATCTGAGTAGAATTGTCTAGCATTTTTATCTAATGAGTCTTTAACCTTTTTAATATAAGCGTTTAATAAAGATTGAGGAATATCAGCAGTAACATTGACTCTGTATATATCATCAACAATCATTACACTTTCCTTAATGATTTCCTGTAGCTTTCTTTTGTTAGAATAAGATTCAAATTTTCTTATGTGTTTCATTTTTAAGAAATAATTTTTTATATAATCTATATATTATAATTAAAAAGCGTTTTTTTACTTTTTTAGAAGTAGCAATAAAATTACTGATACTAACCCACCACCACCAACAGTGAATCCTAAAAACTTTTGCCTTTTTAGTTTTTTGATTTGTTTACCATTGTTCGAAATGATAATATCTTTATCCTTAGACTGTTTATCTGCTAATATTTTATCACTTTCATATTTCGTTATTTGTGCTTTTAGATTGAGTATCTGATCTTCTCGATCTTGTATAACCCCGTTTAAGGTATTTATTTTTAGTTTTAACTCAGCTATCTGTATACCTAAATTATTGACAACTATAATATTCGCACTATCTAATTTTTCATATTGTGCTTTCGATTGCCTTAATAAATATAATAGATCATAGTCGTTATCAATTTTTTGAGCTTGTTCTAAAGTAAAGACAACATATGTTTTTCCATCTTTAATATAAGATTGTGGATATTCTTGTTTGACTTGTGCTTCTAATGTTACGAGAGCAAATAATCCGAATAATAGAAATAGTATTTTTTTCATATTAATTTATTTTATTTTTAAGTGAATTTATTAAATCATCACCAACTCTTTTTATTGGTTTTTCGGTAGCACTTTTGATTTGTGCATTTAAACCATTAACCCCATTCTTTATTTTAGATAATTCATCAAAGGAAGTAGATACTCTTTGTTCAATTAATACCATTCTTTGATTGATTTCATCAAGTAATTGTAATTTTACATTTGCAGAATCTTCTAGCTTAGTATACTCATATTTTAATGTTTTAATACTATCTGCTATTTTGTCTCTTTGTTTTTGTATTTGAATTATCTCATTTTTTAGCCTTTTATTTTCTTGCTTATATGTATCAGGTTTTGAGAACCAAAAATAAACTATAACTGATAATACAACACATCCCAAAAGTAGATATATTGGCTTAATGCCTTTTAATAGTGATACCACTACTGATTTTCCTTTTGATAAAAGAGATCCCAAAAATGAAGCAATTCCTGTTTTAGAAGATGGTGATACACCCTCAGTTATCATTTTTGTTGATGTAGGAGTAGGTTTATCTTCTGGAATAACCACCGTTGATGTGATTTCTTCTTTTGGTTTGACTATTTTAGTCCTGGGATTGGCAGGCTTTTTAGTTGTTTTTTTAACAGGATCCTTACCTGTATTTGATTTTTTACTTAATGCCATATAATATAATAATTTTTATTTTTTGAAAAACTTTAACTATATTTGTAATATATATTCAGTAGTATCATCTACCTTTAAAATTTTAGAAAAAATAGACATGATTAAGAAAATAGTATCGTTTGACTTTGATGGAACATTAATCCATACCCCTACTCCTGAATCAGGTAAGCATGAATGGGAGAAAAAAACAGGGCTTTCATGGGCCGGAAGAGGCTGGTGGGGAAATGCAGAATCTCTTAATACAAATGTTTTTTACCCACCTGTTAATCAGTGGGTTTACAATCAGTTTGAAAAATATCAAGCCGATGATAGTAATTATGTTTTTATTGCAACAGGTAGATTACATAGACTTGAAAGACAGGTAAGAAAGGTTTTAGACTTACATGATATTAAGTGTGACTTATATTGTAACACTGGTGGAGATACCTTTTACTTTAAATGTCATTTATTCGAAACCTTAATCAAGGCCAACCCACATGCTGATGAACTTATCATGTTTGACGATAGGCATGAACATTTACACAAATTTGTTGAATGGGCAAAGAAACAGCCTATTAAAGTGACTATTATTGATGTTATTAATAAAGTAACAATGTAATGTATAGTATTGACAAAGATTATATGATCCCTATTGAGGAAATCAGTTGTCCTGGGTGTGGACAAAAATATGGACATCACAATACTAAAGTGGATATAAGGTCAGAAGAATGCTCTGCTTGTGCTAAAGAATTTAGGAATTCTAAAGAATTAGAATTAGTTGAAGCTTCTTATTTTATAGAACAGGTATTAGGATATCAAAAAATGAAAAAAAAATTTAATAAATAGTAATTATGGCAACAATAACAAAAGAACAAGTTTCTACTGAGCTAGAAGAAAAGTTGGGTCAACCTTACTTACTTATTCTACATAATGACGATTTCAACACATTTGATTGGGTAATTGAATGCCTAATGAAGATATGTGGCCATGAGTATGAACAAGCTTCACAATGTGCTCACCTTGTCCATTTTGTCGGTAAATGTGATGTTAAGAGAGGTGATAAGGAAACAATTTCTGAAATGTATAAGAAATTAAAAGGTGCTAACCTTAGTGCCACAATGGAACTTGCGTAATTATAGTTTATAATTTCCACCAAAAAATTCATTACCACTGTTATAAACTCGATTTTGATATTGAGACATCATCCTTCTTTGCCTATTGACGTTTATAATAGATGAATAATCAGCGGTTTCTTTATATTCAACATCTTTTAATATTGCATTAAAATAGCTAAGTGACTCAGCATCTAAAATAGATGGCGCATAATCTTCAACCATTTGTTTATATTCATACTTATTGAATATACTAGAAGTATCAACTAATGTCATTACTGTATCATCATTTCCAATATCTGCGGCATATCTAACATTACCAGCTGGTGTAATATGTTTAACAAAGGTTGTTATTTCTCTAACATTATCTTCATTGTTGATAACAAATCTTTTCTTATCCATAGCATCTTGATAATCTTTGACCAACATATTTTTATTGTCACCAACTTTTAGTCCTATTTTTTCCTCTTCTGCGTCTGCTTTATGTTTATATCTAAAAAATATAGAAGATCCATAGTTATTATTCCCCTCAAAGACATGTGGTAAATGTGCTAAAAATTCATTTCCGTAACTATTTATTTCTAATACAACTTTAAAATTATCGTAATGAAAGTATTCAAACGCAATCATATAGAATAGTTCAGCTAGTTGTTTTACTGATACAAGATTTGACCTAAACATTCCTATTTGAACTAAGCAAAAGAAATCACTCATTGTACTATAAGTATGCTTTTGCATCTCTATTATTTCTCGTGCCTTAGGAGCAATTTTAAAAATATTAATCACTGAATAGTCCTGACCCAGTCCTTCTGATATATCAACCGTCATTATACCTTTAATCTGCTTTCTTTGAATTGGCATAAACAAATTATCATCATCTACCCATTTTAAATCAGAATAAGAGAATCTTAATTTTCTATCAAATTCATATATCTCTTCAAATTTATAATTTTTCTTACCAGTTAATAAATGTTCAATAGTACTCTCAGTTAATAACGACCTACTTGAATTAATAAATCTCAATCCATATTCTTGATTAAATGCATCCTCACCACCAATATCTTTGATAGCTTCTTCTTTCCATGTTGTTACTTCTGCTAGCATTTGAATTGGTATTTGTAATCCTTTTGCATCTATAAACTGAAATGATTTTGCCATAGCATCTGTACAAACCTCATTATTAAAAACAGATATAATGTCTTTTTGTAAATCGGGATTGAATTTAACATCTATTTTAGTTAGGTCACCAAACTCACTTACAACTTGATTATAGATATCATCTTTTGTTATACCAAGTTCAGCCATTTTAAATTGATTCAGTCTATAATACGTTACAAATCTACCAGGTACTTGATACCAATAAACACGCATCGCTCTATAGTTATTCTTCTGTGGATCCCCACCAGGTCTTTCTGCATCTGTTAATAGCTTATAGAATAGGTTCATACCATTCGGGGTTGATGTAATAATGATCTTAGAGTTTTCAATGGCAGACACCGTTGGAAAAGCTGCGGTATAGTATGCCTCAATAATATTTGGTGGAATGTGTGCAAATTCGTCCATATATAAGAAGTCAATTGTAAAACCAATCGCTGGTGTCTTTGTTCTAGCAGAGCTTTTAATTCTACATCCATTATCAAATATAACAGATCTTTGGTTCCAGTTTTTGATTCCTACTTTTAAAAAGAATGGTAGTTGAACATAAATAGATTTTATCTTATCAATAATTTCTATTGCTGTATTAGCAATATTCGCAACAATCATGATATTTTTATCATTATTAAATGTAATAAAATGCAACATTGTGATAGCCGCAGATATGGTTTTACCTATTTGTCTTGAACCACATAGAATACTAAATCTACCTCCATAATAAAGGTCTAATATATCTCTTTGATAATCTCTTAATGTAATGTTGCCAACACTACCATCTTCTGTTTTAACTCTACAATATTTTTCAGCGAAGTAGTGTATATCAACTTTACATCTAATATATTCTTGAAATTCAGCATCTGTTATAGCAAATGTAATACCTGCTCTTCTTACACCAACTTCATTCTTAAACCATGGATTTTGGAATCTTTTAATTACAAATCCATCATTTATTTTATTAGTTATTTCTTCAACTACTTTACTATTGAAGATAAATTTCTTTTCTGGGGCTTCTTTAACTGCCATAAAGGAATATTCCTATTTTCAATATATATTGTAAAATCAAATTTCCCACATGAGTGCCCAAGAGAAAAAGGAACAAAAGGTAACAGAATTAAAAGATGAATTTGAAAGAATTCAAGAAAATAACAAAGATCTAGATATATCTAAATACCTTGCAAAGAAAGATGATCTTCCCGACTTAGGTGAAATACAAATATATGACTACGATGCGGATTTAACTGAGTCTACTGAAAAGGCAATGGAATTATTGGAAAGTCTTGTTGATTTATATTTGGGTGATTCTAAAAAAATTCTTGAGCATCCTTATATTAAAAATAAATTAAAAGAAGATGCAATGGTTTATGCTGAAACCATATTCTTATCTAAGATGACTAGGAAAAATTTCCTAACACAATTGAGACAAGTTGATAATGGTGATAACTCAGCTAGAATGCATGAGGTTATCAACCAAACTGTTTCACAAATAAGAGATAATTCAAAGTTCTCGTCTACACAAAGAACTGAATTAGAAAAATTCTATAAAGAAATTCGTAAAGATTTAGGTTTAAATGAGATTACAACAGAGGCTACTGCAGAACAAGCTGAAGAAGCAGAAAGTGCGAAAATAATGGATACTAGAAGTATGAATGATATGATTGATAAATATCTTAAAAATAAAGCTTAAACGACTCAAATGTTCTAATTAGATTAGAGTAATCTATGATAACCTTTTTAGTTATCTTTTTATTTAAATCATTATCAGTTATTTGATTAACAACTAAAGCTGGTTTGTACTCCGATATATCTTCTTTAATAACAGATTTTAACCCATCATCAGTTTTTTTCAGTATTGACTTTAAAACTTGATTAGCTTCATCAACAATTTTTATTGTATCATATTGATTATCATATAGATGAACTGTATCATATCTGGTTATTTCTTCATCAGTGAACTTATTAATAAATGTTCTATATCCAACTAAATGCTGTAGTAAGAGTTTTATTTTATTATATCTAATATCGTCATCATTTTGATTATAGAAAGTTTCAGAAATATAATAGAAGTTTTTAATTTTCAATCCTTCTTCTTTTAGTTTTTTCTCTAACTTATTTAAAACTGTCTCATAGTTCTTTTTATTTTGTTTTGAGCAAATGATGTAGATATCATCAGTTTTGTTTTTAAGATGTGTTATATTATTTAAATTGATTTTAAAATCAATATTGTCAATAATATCCTTGTTTAGGAATTCTTGCATTGATATTCCAATATTTCCAAGGTTGCCATTGCTTAGTTTTAGTTTAACCTTTAGTTTATTAAACATATCAATTGGAAGCCAAAAGGATTGACCATTATAATCAACTTTATTTCCCTGACTTTTATAAACCCCACTTTTTATTAAATTAAAATCTGATGTTGATATTTTAATAATAGGAATATTAGGATTTGTTTTATCAACAATCCATACCATATTATTAATTTTTATCAAAGTATCTATATCAAAAAAATGAGATATCATCTTAAATATTTTTTAACATCTATTTTTGTGTGATGAGGCATGCCGTCAAACCTAGATCCTTCATATTTTTTATCAGTCCATGTAACCCCTCCAGATAAATCCTTATCAAATCCTTTACATTTTGGGCAGACTGTTGGTTTAACTTCTTCTGTAAATTCAAAAGTTGCTTTACACCATGGGTTTTGACAAACTGCTTTTTTCACATCCATAGTTTATATATTAAAAAATAAATGTAACCTATTTTACATGACCTTTGCTAATAGCAAAATCATATAAAGTCGGTAGGTTTAAATATTTATTAAACCCGTTTTTTATATCTCCTAAAGTTTTTGATCTTTTGATAATTTCTATGACCATGAATCCAAATTCTTCTTGAAAGTCTAAATAACATTCCACCCATGGTTTATTGTAATGTTCTAGTAAAGACCATTCTTTATTTCCACCACTTAACCAATATAGACATTTTTCTGGGTCAATAGTTGTATTGTGCTGTACTTCGATGTTCCAAACATCTTTGATGTCTAATTTCATCATAATTGATACTGCTTCTGCTAAATCTGTAGTGACCTCATTTTTAATCTCAAAGAATAGTTCATTAGTAGGTTCTTTTGTTATTTTAACAACATTACTACCAAATACAAGAGTGTTGTCTGTTACCGCTCTTCTTTTTTTCATATCCATGGGTTATTTTTTATACTCTCACGGAAGGATCTCCAATACCACTTATAAACTTTCCTTTAAAAGTTCCACCTTCAAATATTCCATTTTCCCATCTTCCGTAAAAATTACCATCTTTCCAAATTCCGTAATGCCAGTTACCTGAGTAAAAGTTACCGGAATTCCATACTATCGTATTGTGAATAATTTCAATGCAAGCATCTTCAGTTTCAGAGTCGATCAACCAATAAAATCCCTCTTTTTGTAAGATTTTTAATATTTTATGTTCTTCTGTAACGGGTGTCCCGTTGTAAACGACTTCTTTAAACTTCATAATAAATGTAAACTTGAATTATATATTCTTGTTTTTTAATAGTAAAAAACAAGAAGTGGATTTTTTTTAAAATTTATAAATTAATCTTAAATTGAGAATTTTTAGATTTACCAGAATTTGTTTTAGTAGACCAAAATGAGATTAGAAAATCAACTGCAGACTCAGTTGTATAAAAATCTTTACTTGCTTTTCCATAAGGTTGTTCTTTTTGACCGTCGAATTTTTTATTTAGTTCAAGGTTTTTTGTATTTTCTATTTCACTATCATAAAAATAAATTGATAACTTAAATATAGGTTTATATCCTTCTCCCGTAACTCTTATCTCCCCAATAACCTTATTACCATGTATTAGTTGGTAATAAGTTTCAGATATCTTTTTACTTGAAATACCCCATTTTTTTAGCTTAACATTATTACCATCACCAAATCCACCAAGAACTTTAAGTTTATTGAATGCCTTACCAATTTTAGATGATAATCCACTCAATAAATCTTCGTTGAAAGATTTGTAATTTTTTATGTTCATATTGATTCCTCAATTTTACATATATATTAAAATCCATTTTATTTATTTTATGCTTAATAAATTTAATATATAATCAAAATAAATCTCAGTTTTTAAAATGAAATATTTAAAATATCACCAAGAATATAGAATGGAGAACCTTAAGAATGACTTTGAATCATCTACAATGATGAATGAGGCATTTGAGAATGATATAACATGGGGAGGATCTTTATTAGGAAGGCTTATCAATTCAACACTAAGAAAAATGAAGATTGGATATAACTACACTAAAATAAATAATTTAGTGAAATTATTTAAACAAGAATTATATTCTTTATTAGAAGACTATTCTTTGAATGATGATGAAAAGAAAAAGTTAAATAATCTATCTTATAGAATATTATTAGAAGAGATTTATAAAGAGGTTTCTAGTGAAAAGGATGTTAAAGATAAATTAAAAGTTTTATTAGGAGACGCATCAAATATTGGGTTAATAGATAATGTTATTACACAAGTAGAAAAAGCTGAACTAGAAAATAAAGAAGTTCTTCTTGAAAAGTTAAGGAAATTTAAAAATGATTTATTAGAAATTCAAAAAGGATTAGGAATAGATGGAGAGGGAGAAGGTGAGGAAGAAAATGCTGGAGAAGAAAATGATGGGGATGCTAATTCCAATCCAGCAGTTATTTTTTATAATAACTCAAAATCACTTTTACAAGCAATTTGTAAAATACATAGAGATATCAAAAATAACACAGTTAAATTTGAAAAAGGTGTTAGTGATGAAATAAAAGTGGGTAATGAATATTCATACACCAACAAAGAAGGAAAGACCAACAGAGTTAAAGTTATATCACTAAACAATGTTATTAATATTGGAGGTGATAAAGAATATTTAACTAAAGATGATATCAAAAAAGAACCTATTAAGAAGGGATTAGTTTCTGTAGCGGTTATGGGAGCGGATGGTAAATACACCGCATCAACTGTTGCAGTTGATCCATCTATGCTTAAAAAGACTACTGATAGTAAAACATCTACATTTTTTGATGATAAAAAATACCAGCAACAAAGAACTAATACATCACAAGAAATTAATACCAAAATAGAACTAGCTAAAAAAGGACTTTCTGTATATACTGCTAAAGGTAATAAGGAGAGAATTAACTTTTATAATAATGAGATTAAAACCTATCAAGCAAAACTAGATAGAGTTAAAGGTAAAGAAGCTACTAAAACACCTGGAAAGGTCTCAACTGAAACAAGACCAGATTATGACGTAGATGCTGATAAAAGAGCTAAAGAAGAAACTAAAAGAATGCATGGTCAACCAATGGCTACTGAATCTGTTATTAATGAGGAAGTAGATGCAAATCTTAGAGACCAAGAATCACAAGCTAGATCTGCATGGAATAAAGTAGTTAATGCTTATAATAAATCAGGAATTGCAAAATTCGTCCCATATATCGAATCAATAATTGATGTAAATGGCGCTGATAAATTAAAAGAAGCTAAGAAAAAAATACTTGAAATTGGTAGACAAGTTGTAATAAACTATCAAAATGTTGGTAAGCCAATTTCTATTGATGAATTAATATCTGAAGCTGAAGGAACTTCAGTATCAGATGTTGCTAAATCAATATCACTATTCGGTAGAGTTCTATTAGCATTCTCTGAAGATATGGGACTTTTAGGTTCATATGGTAATTCATATAAGTCAGAAGGTGGTGATGCTGGTGGTGCAGGAAATCATATTAAATTATTCATAAATTCATTTAATAAAATAAAAGAGGCTTATCCATCACTTAAAAAAGAATCAATTGTTAGAGATTATTCTTCCTTTATATTAATAAAAGAAGAAGCTGATGAGGCTCCGGATAATGTTAATCTGGATGAACCAGATACTAAACCAGCTGAGGAGCAACCAGTCGAAACTCAACCTGTTGAAGTGCCAGATGAAAGTGATAGTGTTAAAAAATCTTGGTTTAAATTCTTTAAAAAAGGTGAAGAGAAAGAATGGAAGATAACCAAAGAAGATCAGCAATTACGCGAAGATATTGAAAAGAAAGAGGGAACTGATATAAAATTATCTAATCCGGATGATGATCATATTATTAAAATTGTAAACATTTTTGGAAGAGCTTACAAATTATACGCAACTGATTATATACCATCTGGCCGTCCTAATGGTAAAATATCATTAAAGACAATGAGAGAATATGAACATATTGGTCCAGGTGAATCTAAATGGAGTGCAGAAGGTACTCCTGGATTTGGTCCATGGGCAGCTAAACTTCCATATAACAAATGGCAAGACGGTATAACTAAGATATTAGAAGATAAACAATTAAGAAAAATATTGGCTAATGCCAAATTTGTTTCTGATGCTGAAGCCAGTACAAATACACAAATGAAGGCACCTGGATCAGGAAAAACATTACTTACTTTTATAAATGATTTATTAAATAATGATAATGGTACTTTTAAGAAACATAGAGCTATTATATTTAAAAAATATTTTAATACTGAAGGAAGTGGCGGTGGAACAACCCAGCAAGGTAATTTACCAGATTCTCCTACTTTAGATCCATACACTGCTAAAGATGATGAGGGAGCAGTTGATATGCCTTTCTTTAGTGAGCAATTTACTACTGGGTTAAAAAATAAAAAAGGAAATATCATAAAGGTAGTATCTAAAGATGGTAATGTTTATACTATTTATCCTATTACAAATGGAAGTGATAAAGATCCATATGTTTTATTTAGATATCAAGTAAGTAGCAAAAACAACCCTAAGCAATCAATTGCTAGTGATTACATTAGAAAGCAAACTGCTAAAACAGAAAATAAAGAAGTATATAAAACAGATTATATCGAAGATGTAAAAAATAATGGTATTCCGTATTCAAATGATGTTAAGATTAATATTGGATTTGCATCTACTAAAGGATTTTTAATTGGAAGTAAGTTTCCATTTAAATCAATGAGTGCTGAAGATATTAAGAATAATAACTTTGGTGGTATTAAAGATTATACTATGGAAATATCTGATATTTATTATTTAATTGTTCCAACACCAGAGAAGAATAAAAAGGGTGGGGATATGAAACAAAAAAACAAATTGGTTGATGCTAAATTTATATTAACTAGAAACGATGTAGATTTAGATGGTAAGGTTAATAAAATAATAGCAGAATTTAAAAATAAGAAATGATAAAGAAATATAATGATTTTGTAAAGGAAAAGTATAATGTTACTCAGAATGATTCGACTGAAGTAGCTTCTGATAAAAGTTATTTTAATAAGTCTGAATCTGATATTAAGGAGTTTTTAACTAAGAAAACGACTATTGATAATATTTACAAAACATATACAGATGAGAAAGATTTAATAAAAAAATTAGCTGCTCAAAAATTCATTCCAGTAAATACTTCTGATAAAAAGAAAATAAAATTTACGAATCCTCTTATTGGGTTGTACGCATTATCTGCTGAAAAATCAAGAGAATTAAGATCTCTTGAAAGTGAATTAGGAACACAAACAGATACACTATCACAAAGGCAAAGTGCAATAGGTACAAATCCAGATGCAACTGATTCTTTACAAAATGATGTTGCATATACTCAAGGTAAGATCTCTGATATTAACTCAAGAATCGCCAAGCTAAAGAATGAAATAGTAACATTGGAGAGAAATACAAGGGACAAATTAAAACAAATGAAAGATGGTCTAGCTAATAACAAAAAAAAGTTAGATTATTTTATCAAAACCAAATAAGAAATAGAAAAAATCTGTTTTTTTATTTTTATATATAATGTAACAAAAAATAAAATTTTTAATATGGCAATTCAAATTGGTAAATACAAAAGACCAGGTATCTTCATAGAAGAATACGATAATTCAATAATTACTAGCCCGACTGTTGAGGGAATTAATACGTTGGTTGTTGGGTTTTCCAAGAAGGGACCAATTAATACCCCTGTTCGTTTAACAAATCTAAACGACTTAGATAGCATATTCGGATCTATTGACAGAGGATTAGAAAGAAAGGGATCTTTCTTTCACAGAACTATCGCTAAGATGTTAGAATCTACTCCGGTGTACGCCCTTAATCTATTAGCAACTGATGACACACTTGACCAAATGGAATATAGATCATTATCAGCAGCTTCTGATAAAGCAAATGATGAATTATTAACTGATTCTTATAGAAAGTTCTTTAATACAACTGGTTTCTGGAAAAGAGATACTGATGCTTTTATTAACCTAGTAGGTACTACAAGTAACACTATTCTTAATTTAACTAACCTTTCAGATAGACCTGTGAGTGTATTTATGTTTAAGACTAAGTTAACAGGGTTTGATAGAACCTTAATTGAATGGTATGGTACAGCAGAGAAAGTTCCACCATATTTAAACACAAATGATTACGCATCTGAATACATGGTTGATGCTATTGTTGTAGGTGGTGATTGGTCTAATTATTCAGTTCTATCTGTTGATCCTAGATGGTCAAGATACTTTGATTCAACTGGTCTTAAGAAATCAATGATAAGTGATTTTGCCAATGATAGAAACGTTAATTTGTTAGCATATTATGAAGGACTATCTTTAATTCCATATTTTAGAGATGGTAATGGTAAAAATATATTTATTGAAAGTATTATAAACAGAGACACTGATAAAACTGGTGTATTCTGTGCATTTGATATTGACTCATTTGAAACTGATTATCCAAAAGGTATGGTTGATTTAATTGGTAATAATTTAGTTGGCAGTGAAAACGCAACTATTGATTTCTTATCATATTATGATACTATCAATGAAGTTACCGCATTTGGTGATGTTCCTCTTGATAAAACTGGTAATGTATGGGCTATTATTGGTACCTTCTCTTCTTTTAGAACATCAGGCACACCAGGTAGAACTGCATACTTCTCAGAGGGATATATTGACAGTGTTGAAACTGTTTTAGGAACATATTCAGCATCAAGTGTTAGTGTGAATGTAACATTCACTACTGCCACTCCTTACGCTATAATTGGTGGAGCGGCTGTAGATGTTGATACAACGACAACAACATTTACTGTTGCAACATCAAGCTTTACTACTTTAGGAGCGACATATACATCAACATTGGTATTAAAGAATACTGGTATTATCGAATTGGTTAATGGATCAACTACAAATGTTAAACCATTAGTTGAAGCAACTGACCTTGTTCTTGGATATGCAACAACATACATATCTGCTGGTGGTGTATTTGGTACACCAACATGGACTGATGTTTGTACAAAATCTACTGGATTTAATGAATTAGCTCTTACTACTGATTATACTGTAGCAACAGCAAGTAACAGTGTAGTGATTACTTTCACTGATACCGCAGCTACACCAAGTTTAAGAAATTATGAGCAATATAGAAGAATTAAATATTTTAACAATCTTGTTAGCTTATTAGATTCAGTAGCTAAAGCTAAAATGAGTATGATTGTTAATGGTAGTACATTAGAAAAACTATCTTTAGCTGATGTGACAGTTTCAAATATTGTAACATCAACTACTTCTAATAAGTCATTTACACTATCTGGGCTTTCAACATACACAGATATTGTAACAGATGGTCTTTTAGTGTTCTATACTGTAGATGATGAGTTTGTTGTTGGTACTGATACAATTGTTACAAAATCAACTGTAGCAACTACCGCAGAAGGTGTTGCTGGTAAATATTCTGACTTTTACTTAGATTATACAAATGGTACTATTAATAGTGGTGATTATTTCTACACTAATTTTATTACTGAAGGTGATGAATTTGATGTTACTTTTGCAACATCTGGAGCAACTGCCTATGTTACCTTACAAACAACAACTGGAACTTCAACAAGTGGTTGGCCGTCAGTTGGTATGATTCAGTCAGGTGACTTACTAAGATTTCCAGATTCAGTATTAAACAAAGGAACTATAACCATAGCAACTGACTATACAAATCATGGTAATCCAGTTACAGGTGAATATAAATTTGTAGTAAATGGGACTGTTGTTGATGAAACTTTACTTAGTGTAACAAGTGTTTACGCATTAAATTTAAAACATTATACTAAAATATATATTGACAGTTCTGATAATCTTCAGGTTGAATTTGTTGATGCTGCCGGTGATGCTCTTCCTTTAGATGCAGCAGATACACAACCTATTGACGAATTAGCAAATGCTAAATTTGGATTTGATTTATTCTCTGATAAGCTAAATTACAAACAAACATTGGAACTAGTTTATCCAACTGGATATACTACATCTCCTAATAAAGTTCTCGTATCAGCATCAAGATACACCGAAGTAAAAGTTGGTGATTTCTTAGAAGCTTATGTAGATAATACATTATTAGAAACTGGTGAAGTTCCAAGAAAATTAACCAGAATTTTAAGCAAGAAGTTCTACGCAGCTGATACAACTTTAGTTGAAATTTCCTGCGATGCTAGAATTGCGGTTTCAAATTATGGAACAGCACTTAGTCCAGATTGGCAGACAACAAGATACACAACTATCGAAGATTATGTAACTACTTATAAGGCTATTACATTAGCTGGATTTAAAGTAAGACAAGCTTCAATTCCTGATGGAACTGAAGATAGACAAACAGCTATTTTAAACCTTGTTGCTAAAGGAACACCAATGTTCAACGCTTTAGTAAACAAAGAAGCAATTGATTTTAGATATGTTGTTGACTCATTTGGATTAGGATTAATTGAGGGGTCTAAACAACAATTAGTAGATATATGTGGTGATAGATTAGACTGTCTTGGATTCTTAAATATGCCTTCAATGAAACAGTTTAAGGCTTCATCTGACCCATCATTCACAAATAGTGATGGCGTATTAGACACATCATTTATCGCTAATGGTGGTGATCCTGAAGCAAATCCGTCATTCTACTACTCATTCGGTACTGGTAGAGGTACAACTTGTGTTGGATACTTCTTACCTTACTTGGTAATAAATGATAATAGCAGACCACTTGATTTACCACCAGCAATGTTCGCAGCAACTACATATTTGAGAAAACATAACTCAAATATAACATCAATAGTTCCTTGGACAATTGCAGCGGGTGTTAACAATGGTAGAGTTACTGGATTCGATAATGTTGAAATGGATTTTACATTAACAGATATTGAGAATCTTAACTTAGCTCAAATGAACCCAATCGTTTACAAGAGAAATAGAGGATTTGTAATCGAAACTGAAAACACAGCTCAAACTCTTTATAAATCAGCTTTATCTTACATACACGTTAGAGAAGTGTTGATTGAACTTGAAAGAGAACTTTCTAGAATGTTACTAGATTTCCAATGGAGATTTAATACACCTGAAACTAGAGCTGAAATTAAGTTGAGAGCAGACGTTATTTGTGAAACATATGTTAGTAAGAATGGCTTATATAACTACTTCAACAAATGTGATGATGAAAATAACACAAATGACATCATAGATAATCAAATCGGTGTTCTTGACACATACGTAGAACCAATTAAAGGTATGGGTATAATTGTTAATAACATTACAATCCTTAGAACAGGTGCTATTCAAAGTGGTGGTTTTATAATCCCATAATAATTGAATAAAATAAAAAAAAGTCGAACAGAAATGTTCGACTTTTTTTTAAACATTTGTCCAAGAAAGTTATATAAAAATAAAATAAAAAATTATGTCAGAAATTAGTAGCAAAAACATGAGCGCCGAAATGACTGGAAAGATTGATCCAGTATGGGAAAATAAACAATATTTATTAAAGGTTATAATGGATCAATGTCAAATAACAACAGAAGATTTAAATAATCAATCAATTGTTAGATCTAAAGTTAGAGAATCCAAAATTGAAAAAATTATTTCTTAATTTTTTTGAGAAATAAAAAAGTCGTATAGAAATATACGACTTTTTTTTTATCTTTTTTATATATAGAATATGAATATTCAGAAGATAAAATTAATTAAAAAGTATCATACAATTATCTCATTTATTATCTTCTGTTCCACATTAATATATGGTATATTTAAAATTAATTTGCCAATAACATCCGAAGCTCTTTCAAGATTTGGAACTTATAAAGAAACAAATTTTATATGGATATCATCATTATTACTGATAATTACATCCATATGGATAAATTCTACAACAATATCGGAATGGAATTTGAAGTATAAGAAATTAACAAGATTATTATTTAATATAGCAATTTTTGGACTATTTAATGTTGCTTTCATTAATATGGACAATAAAACTTTACATAATATATCAGCTGGTATTTTTTTCTTATTTTATACTATTTCAATATTCTTTACAGGTATTCAAATGATTAAAAATGATTTTAGAATAGCAATATCCTCGATATTAATATCAATATTAATGTTAATAAGTATAGTATTTTTATTACATAGAATACAATCTATTTCAGAGATATCATTTATAATATTAAGCTTCCTTTGGAATTTTATTATCATTTATTCAATTGAATTTAAAAAATTGTTGAAATTATTGGGATTTTAATTCATTTTAATTATATATATCTATATGACAATAGATGTAAAACAATTTCTTGAAGAAAATCCAAATGTTAAAAAAGTTGTACTCAATCAGTTTTTTGGACTTGGTGATATACTCTTTATTGAGCCTATTTATAGATATCTACATGATTTAGGATTGGAAGTTATAGCTCCAATTCAAGATGGATACATATGGATACAAGAACATATTAATTATGTTCATTTTAAAAAAATGTCTGAATATAACATAGATTATGAAAGATTTGAACATGGATTATTAATATTAAATGGTAATATCATTGAAGATACACTATACTTACCAACAAGATTTTCTGATCAGGTATTTAGAGATTTAAGACCACATGACTCATCCGCTTCAAGATATTGGATGAGTGATAAATATAGAGTTTTAGGACTACCAGTTGAACAATGGGAAAGTATTAAATTTACAAGAAACTATGAAAGAGAAGAAAAATTGAAACAACTTGTATTAAATGATATAACCGAATATGACTTTTATAATCCATTTTTTCAAAATAGCTTAAATGTAAATTTAGGACTAGATGAAATTGTTAAATGTGATTTACCTTTAATAAAAATGGACAAAATAGATGATTATACTATGATAGATTGGTGTGGTATAATAGAGGGTGCTCGAAAGGTTAGTACCGTATCAACTTCCTTACTATATATGATACAATCTATATATCAACCTGGAAAAGAATATCACTTATATCCAAGGTTACCAGAAAGATCCTTTTATACAGTAGAAGACTTTCTACCAAGTTATTGGATAAAACACGAAATGTAATATGAATTGCTTTATAATAATGCACAATAGGCTATCTAATCCAAAAAAGATGGCAGAATTTCTATCAGATCATGATATAAATGTTATATTTATAGATAATAACTCCACATATCAGCCATTATTGAATTGGTATGAAGACTGTCCTTATAAAGTATATCGATTAAAAGAAAATTTAGGGCATAAATGCCTTTACAGATCTGGAATTTTAAATGATTATAAAGATCAACACTATATACTAACCGATCCTGACTTGGATATATATGATGTCCCTGATGATTTTTTGAATTTTTTAATGAAAGGATTTAAAAATGTAAATGTTATAAAGAGTGGATTTTCGCTTAAGATAGATGATTTACCAAAGAATGATTATACAAAAATGATATATGATTGGGAGATAAAATTTTGGCAGAGACCACAAGATGAATATGGATTCTATTTTTCTGAGCTTGATACAACATTTGCAATATATGATAGAAATAGAGAATGGGATGGGTTTATGAGTGATACACCAGAAAATATGACCAGTAACAATTTCTTTCAAGCAGTTAGGTCACCTGAGCCATATTCTTGTAGGCATTTACCATGGTATATTACTCCTGATACTTTATCGGAAGAAGAAGTTTATTATATGAAAACGACTGGAACTTATTGGTCATCTAACTTTAGAAATATTTTTAAAGATGAATTAAAAAAATATAAATTATGAATAAAATAAAATATACTGACATAATAACAAGCAATGATCTAATTAGAAATGCCCTAATAAATGATGAATTTATTGGATTTACTGAGGATTACTTGATTATACATTGTTTAATATCTGAATGGAAACCAAAAAGAATTTTCGAAATAGGAACAAATACAGGCAGAGGTTGTTTAATAATGAAAAATGCTTCCCCTGATTCTGAAATAATAACATTAGATATAAGAAAATGTGGAGAAATGTGTCCTCAAGGTGTAGTTAAAATAGTAGGAGATTCACTAAACTATGACTTTAGTATTCATTATCCAATTGATTGTTGGTTTATAGATGGTGATCACACATATGAAAATGCAAATAAAGAAACATTACAAGCTATTAAAGCTGATTCTAAATATATTATTTATCATGATGCTGATTTAGATGGTGTTTATAATGGGATAATGGATGCATTTAGAAGTAATCCAGAATATGATTTATATCAAGTTACGAATCCACCATATATTTACTCATCAACTGGAAAAGATGTTACAAGAATCGCATATGCAATAAAGAAATAAGATGAAAATATTTTCAATACATTATAATAAGCCAGAATATATTGAGATACAGAAATCATCAATAGATAAATATGTTAAATTTGAACATGAATTTATAGTAATAGACAATTCTATTGATATCAATATTAAAAAGGAAATAGTTAATATTACAAATAATTTAGGTATAAAATATTATGATTGTAATAATACATCTCCTTCTGTTGGGTCATCCTCACATCAACATGCTTTAAGATATTTATTAAGTATTATAAATGATGGCGATAGTATTATGATTATGGATCATGATATATTCCCTATAGATTATATTGATGAAAGCTATTACGAAAATTGTGATGTAGTTTGCTTAAATCATATTAAAGGACATGTGATATACCCATGGCCCGGTTTAATTATACTTAATAATATTAGAAATAAAAATCAAATGTCATTTGATCCTGGAAATATTGATGGATTTAATTGTGATACAGGTGGTAATATGCATTATTACATTCGAAATAATAATCTTAAAATAAAGGAAATTGCAGAAAGACATATGTATCAAGATGAATTATTAATGTCCACAATGGATTATTTATTTATCCATTTAATTTCGGGATCAGATTGGAACAAAGGTTATGATTTACAGGGTAAATTAAATCTTATAAAGGATAAATTAGAATTATGATAGAAATACAAAGCAAAAGAGTTAAAGGTGCTGGTAAAGGTGAGGAAATGAAATTTCCTACCATTAATTTTATATTAGATGAATTACCAAGTGGATTAGAACAGGGGCTATATGCTACTGTGGGAAAACTTGGCAGTGGTGTATCATTGATATCAATAGATAAAGGCAAATATCGAATTGAAACACATATTATTAATATAAAAGGATATAATAGTAGAATAAGTGTAAATGTTGGTAGTGAATACCATATCAAATTTTTAGATAAGTTAAGAGATCCAAAGAGAACTCGTGATATTAAAAAACTAATTGAGGATGATCTTACATTAGCAAGAGACTATTTTACTAAGTTTAAAACTTGCTTATCATGCCAACTATGTTATATACAAGACTACGGGTATTCTAATTATACAGTTGAAGGTTCTGATATAGGATGTTACGCTAACGTATTTGGTGAAGTTGAGTATGATAGTTATTATTCTGAGGAGGTATATAATTCATATGATTGTAAATATATGTCTCCTGGCGAACATTGGGATTTAGATGTTGATGGTGAGAATGAAAAGCCATCGGATCAATGGATAAAATCCACAGTTAGAGATATTAAATTAGATTATATTTTAAACAAAAAAAAGTGAGAAGAAATTCTCACTTTTTTGTATAGACAAATTTAATGTTTCCACTGTCGTATATTCTATTATATCCTATTTCTTTCATTATTTGAGATTCTGATTTTTGAGGATCAAATCCATTTTTAACTAATTTATTTTTAGTATAATTAAATCTATTTTTCCTAAGACCATTAATAACATAATAGTAATTTGGTTCAGTAAATTTATCCATAGAAAATCCTAATCTTTTGTACAAATTTCCATTTGACCAGCACCTATCGGCATAACTTACTATATTTATTGGTGAATATTTTCGAATAAAAAATGAAAATAATTTTGATGCTCCACCAACAATTGTTGTATTTAATCGATTACAAAATCTTAATAGTTCATAAGATCCATCTTTACTTTTTTGCCCTAGTGATTTTCTTAAATTACCAAAGGTCATTATACTAACAATCTCATTTTTATAAAAGAGTGCAATTCGATATTTTGAGATACAATTTCCCTGAATGTGATTTTCATTTAAGAATGAAATAGATTCCTTATAACTTATTTCTCTAACCTCACAAAGTCTAGCCCATATTCTACCTGATATACCAATTATGTTACTTATTCTTGATTCAACTATTTCCCTTTTAAATTTCCAGTCATCCTCCCAAATATGAATAAGTTTTATGCCTTTATCTTCAGCCATATTTGTCTTATTCAAATGATATTTCTTAGATTTATATTTATCCGAATGCCAAAATATTCCATTAAACTCAATTCCTAATTTTATATCTGGTAAATAAATATCTATTTCCATTCCTATTGCAGATCGATCATTAGGTATAATAATATTACTATAAATAGATTTTATGAAGTT